CGTGGAAAGTTACTTCCACCTGAAGAGTCAAGATTGATTGACATGTTAAATGAGATGGAGAAAGAACACCCATTCCACTTAGTAGATGCGGTAAACGGAATTACAGTTTCAGCACTGTCAGCAAAGATCGAACAGACCAAGCCAGACATTGTATTTGTAGACGGCGTGTATTTAATGTTGGATGAAATTACTGGCGAGATGAACACACCTCAAGCCATTACTAACATAACCCGTGCAATGAAACGCCTTGCCCAAAGAATTGATAAACCAATAGTTATTACTACTCAGACATTGCTTTGGAAGATGCGAGCAGGAAAGGTAACCGCAGACTCAATTGGTTATTCTTCTTCATTCTTCCAAGACTCAGATGTAATTTTAGGATTAGAACCAGTAGAAGAAGACGAAGAGATTCGTTTATTAAAGATTGTTCAGTCACGTAACTGCCCACCAAGTGAAACAGCAATCACATGGAGATGGGATACAGGTTGTTTCCACGACGAGTCAGAGATGACCAAGTGTCCTTACTGCGCTAATTGGATGACACGATGATTGATGTTGAGAAGGTTCTTCTTAATTTAGACATACCTTTAACCGCACAAAGGGGCGATGAGGTTCAGGGATTTTGCCCCATGCACAAAAAGCGTACAGGCAAAGAAGATTTACACCCTTCTTGGTGGATTAACGGAACTACTGGTGCACACATTTGTTTTTCTTGCGGTTACAAGGGGAATGTTTACACCCTTGTTGGTGATTTAAAGGGTCTTGATTATTTTGATGCTAAAGAGTTTATAGAAGAACAAGTAGAGATCCCTCTAGATTCCCTTTTAAAAAGAATCAAAGAGTTGCCTGAGTATGTACCCGCAAATGATCCAATAGGAATGTCGGAGGCTCGTCTAGCCGTTTTTACAGACCCTCCAATAAATGAATTAAAGAAAAGGTTTTTAACACCAGAATCAGCAAAGCATCACGGTGTTTTGTGGGATGAGAAAAACAATGCATGGATTTTACCTATTAGAGATCCAGAAAACTATTCTTTGTTGGGATGGCAAGAAAAAGGAGCAAGCGGTAGGTTTTTTAGAAACCAACCAGCAGGAGTTAAGAAATCTAGAACAGTATTTGGCGTTGAAGTTATGGCTACCGATATTTTAATGATAGTTGAATCACCTTTAGATGTTGTTCGCCTTGCTGTTGCAGGGGTAGAGGGAGCGATTGCAACTTACGGTGCAATTTTAAGCGAAGATCAAGGAAAGATCATGCGCCGTGCTGAAAAGGTAATTGCCGCTTTTGATAATGATGATGCAGGAAAGAAAGCAAGTCAACAAATTCATGGTTTTGCACGTAAATATGGGATGGATCTTTCTTATTTTAATTACACAGGAATTGATGTAAAAGATGTAGGAGACATGACTGTTTACGAAATTCATAAAGGCATTGAAACAGCCAAGACTTCAGTACTGGGGAAGGCTGCTTACCTATGATGGATTTAAGAGACAAAGATAACCCTTTACACGTTTGCATTTGTGGTTCACGCCTATGGAACGTTCAAGCAATGTTTGAAGATAGTNAGATTTCTTTATACATGTTAGATATGGAGTGTGCGTTGTGTGGAAGTAAAGCCACAGCGCCTACACCTATAGATGTTTAACGGAATTTTGAAGCCATATCAACCAGAGGCAGTAGCCAAAATGGTTGATCGTAAAAAGATGTTAGTTGCTTATGAAATGGGTTTGGGTAAAACCTGCATGACCATTGCTGCCATTGAAGAACTACGAAACACTAATGAGTTAAAGGGTCCTGTGCTTGTTGTGGCTTTATCAAGCCTTAAGTATCAATGGGAAAAAGAAATTAAAAAGTTCTCTAATCAAGACACACAAGTTATTGATGGTAATAAAGTAAGAAGAAGCACAGATTATTATTTGGGTTCAGACAAAGAAGGATATGTTATTACTAACTATGAATCGATAGTAAATGATTGGGAAATTGTTAGCAAAATTAAATGGAGCGCAATAGTTTGCGACGAAGCAACAGCAATTAAAGGGTTTCGTTCTAAGCGTTCTAAAAAAGTAAAAGAATTAGCAAGACAAATACCTATTAGGTTTGCCCTTACTGGAACACCTATTGAAAATGGCAGACCAGAAGAGGTTTATAGCATTATGCAGTTTGTAGACTCAACTGTTCTTGGAAGATTTGATTTGTTTGATCAGACTTTCATTGTTCGTAATCATTTTGGCGGAGTTCAAAGGTATAGGAACTTAGACATTTTTCATAAAAAAATGCAAGAATCATCAGTTCGTAAAGTTCAAACCGACCCAGATGTAGCACCGTATTTGCCCGATACAATTTATCGTGACCCAATGCTTATTTCTTTCAGTAAAGACTCATCTAAGTTATACAACCATATAGCAGAGGAGTTAAGCCAAGAGTTAATAGAGGCTTCACAACTTCTTGGTGCAGGGTTTTCTTTATTTGCTCATTACGGCATGGAACACAAGCCAGGAAGCCCAGCAGATATGTTGCGTGGGTCTATCATGAGTAANATTACCGCCTTAAGAATGCTNTGCGATCATCCAGGTTTATTATTGGACTCAGCAAAAAAATTTGAAGAGGAAAACGGCTCAGGCAGTGCATATGTTGCTAGTCTAAAGGAGAGAGACCTGCTCTCAGAGAAGTTTAAAGCGCCAAAATTAGAAGCATTAAAGGTATATGTAACAGATCATTTAAATACAGATCCAGATGCAAAAGTGGTTGTATTTACGTCTTGGGTTGGAATGCTTGATAGGATTCAAAAAGAATTGGGTGGAACGTTGTATACAGGTAGCATGAATGCCAAGGAAAAAGAGAAAAGTAAAGAAAAGTTTCTTACAGACCCAGAGTGTCGTGTATTTATCTCTTCAGACGCTGGTGGTTACGGGGTAGACCTGCCAAATGCTAATTTGTTAGTTAACTACGACTTACCCTGGAGTGCTGGTCTTTCAGTACAAAGAAATGGTCGAATAAAAAGAGCATCTAGCCGTTGGCCAACCATTACTATCCAAGACATGATTGTAGAAAACTCAATAGAAGAAAGACAACACGAAATGTTGACCCAAAAGAATGCCGTAGCAGATGCAGTTATGGATGGTCAGGGCATAAATTCTAAAGGTGGAATTGACATGACGGTTGGAAGTCTGATAAGTTTCCTACAGAAAACCAGACCATAGAGGGGGAAAAATGGCAAGAGTAAAAGAAACCGCACCAAGAGCATTGCAAGTTAATGAACTAGCGGCTCAAGCAAAAGAGTATGCATTTTTAAAAAAGCAAGTTGAGTATTTAGAAAAGCAACAAAAAGAATTAAGAGAAAAATTATTTGCCAAGATTGAAGAGTCTGGTGAGGTAGATGATCGGGGCAACCTATTACTCCCATTCGATGAAGAGATCGAAGGCTTTGTTAGTGTTATGAAGCAACGTCGTGTATCTCGCAAGATTGATGAGGGTGTTGCAGAACAACTCATTGCAGAAAAAAATCTTGAAGAAGAACTCTACAAGACAGTGCGGATTGTTGATGAAGATGCGCTAATGGCTGCACTTTATGAAGGCAAACTAACAGAAGAAGAAATTGATGAGATGTACCCACAGTCTATTGTGTGGGCACTAGTAATGAACAAGAGGTAACATGCCTGGCTTGCGTGGCGATGACGAGATCCTTGAAGCATTTGCGGATCTTGAATACTTGCCTGGGTCAAAAAGAAAACGCAAAGAACCAGACCCAAAAGTTTCTCAACGCAAAGTCGTTGAGGAAGATGCATGGGATTCAACCCCCATCATTAAAACATTAGGTGGAAAGGAAACAGAGGTTTTTACAATTAGTGCATTTGCACAAGCATTGGATAAATCTCTTGTAACTGTTCGCCTATGGGAGCGCAAAGGCTATATCCCACGTGCCCCGTATCGACTTCGTTCTAAGACTGTAAAAGGTCAAAAGACTGGAGGGAATCGGGTTTATACCAGAGCGCTCATAGAGTCAGCCGTTGACGAGTTTTCTCGTAGAGGGCTGTTAGGATCGGCAAGAGTTGAGTGGAATCAACATGATGATCTTACTGACGCACTCATAAAGCGTTGGACAACAATCACACAATCCGAGAGCCAGTGAATATTAATTTTGTACAGAGATACAAAATATCCCGTGCCTCATAACCAGAAAGCCAATAAACCAAATGACAATAACAAAACCTGCTTTTGAAGCAGCAGACTATCTGTCAACAGATAGTGAAGACATCCAACCTAAAGTTGGAACAACCGTACAAAAGGGCTGGGATGCGGTCGATGACCACATGTCTGCTCCTGTAGGAGATTTTCCTACCGACTTCCGTTTTACGGAAGAGCCACAACTCATCAAGTTTATGGAAGATGAGCCATTTGCAGTATACGAGCAACACTGGATTGAACGCCCAAAGGGTAAGAAGTCTTTTGTTTGCATCGGTGATAACTGCCCATTATGCGACGTGCTAGGCGACAAGCCTCGTGGCAAGTTTGCATTCAACATTGTTGTTCTCAATGGAGATGTAACAGGAACACAAATCCTAACTGCTCCTCCACTACTTGTTCGTCAACTTCGTAAAATTAGCGAAGATGATCGCAAGGGACCTCTGTCAAAAGAGTTCTGGGAAGTTTCTCGTCTAGGTATGGGCCCAACAACTTCATACAACTTGAACGTTGTTCGTGGTCGGGATCTAGAAGAGGAATGGAAGATGAACGCAGATGATGTACAAGGGCTTGTAGCAGCCGCTGTACCCTTCACAGCAGATGTAATTCGTGAGACCCCTCGCTCCGAAATGCTAGAGGTTGCTCGTTCTGTAGCGTAATTTGCGCTTCCATCGTAATGGGGTTGGCCACTATCACCAGCCCCATTACACTAACCAATCTGAGGGGATTATATGAATATCATTACTACAAAAGAAGAATTACAAAACCTTGTTGAGGCTTACTCCAAGGTAGAAGCATTTGCATTTGACGTAGAAACAGTTGGAGAAAACAGAATCCAACCTGTAGTTAATGATGTTTTGTGGATTTCTATGGCGACAGAGGGTCGAGTAGATGTAATTCCTATGGGACACCCAAATGGTGATTTTATAAATTGGGATAAAAAACTTTTATTAAGTGGTCAAAAGAAACTTGCTGCAGGAAAAATTCTTACTGAAGCAGATTACTCAAAGAATGAAGCAAATTGGGTTCCTGTGTTTGGTCCAGCACCAAAGCAGTTATTGCCTGGAGAAGTATTTAAAGCATTAAAGCCTTTATTTTTTAGTAAAAAATTAAAGATTGGTCACAACGTTAAGTTTGACTTAAAGTCAATTGCTAAATACTACAAAGGGGTTGTTCCTACTAAACCTTATTTTGACACAATGATGGCTTCTTTTATTATTGATAATAGAAATAAAAATAATCTTGGGTTAGCAGCGTGTTCAGAAAGAGAATTAAAATTTAAAGTTGAAAAAGGAATTGGTGTTATGGTTGAGGCCCACTCTTTTAAGGACGTTGCAAACTATTCAGGCATAGATGCTCATGCAACATGGGAACTTTATAAGGTACTAGACAAGCAATTAAAGAACAAAAATCTTTTACGGGTATGGAATTTAGAGATGGATGTTATTGCTGCCTTATGTGATATGGAGTTAACTGGAGCAGCAATTGATGTAAAAGAGATGAAAAAGTTACAAAAGCGTATTGAGATTGATTTAGATCTAACTAAAGGCAGGGCATTTAAGATAGCCAAGCAAGCATTCTCGATGAACTCCGTACAAGAAAAGCAAAAAATGTTGTTTTTGCCATTAGAAGAGGGTGGCCGTGGTATTAAGCCAAATTTAAAGATTAAAGTTGCTTTAACTGCCAAGGGACAAGAGGTGGCTTCTATAACCCCAAATAAGTTAGGTATACA